ACAATAACTGATATGGAAAGATACTACTACGGTGCAGGTAACTCAATGGGTTACTCTTACACAGGTAGTGAATTACTTAAGGCTGATAGCCCTATGCTATCAACTACCGCTGGTACTTACCAAGCAATCTATGGTAGAAAAGTATGGTCGCAACTGAACCAAGAGTTCAATGCGTTCTCTATACTACCTAAGAAACCGTGGGATAGAAGTGGATGGCGTGTTATTACTGCAAAGCCTAACGGCGGTGCTCTACATGGTGGAGTTGCAGAAAACGCAACATTACCTGAGACTGTAAAACCTACATTCCAACACATCGGTGCAAAACCTAAGACAATTGCTCACACATTCGATATGTCTGAAACAGCAATTTTCCTAGCAGACCGTGATGATGGTCTTGGAGACATCAGAGCAGTTCTGAAAGAAGAAATGGGTAAACACCACGCTGAAATGGTAAATAAAATGCTATTAGGTGATGTTGATACACCAGCAGCAAATAACTTTGAGTCATTAGACAGAATTACTGCTGGTGATGCAGGTACAACAGGATTAACAGGATTGAAAACATCAAGCAGCGATGCACACGTTACTGCTGCTTCTGACTTAGACATCTACTCAATTGATAGAAGTGCTAACTCATGGAGTCACGCTGAAATGGATTGTGCTGCTGATACAGCAGATGCAAGCCGCAGAACTTTCAGCCTAGACCACTTAGATACGCTATTCCAGCGCATTTGGGAACGTGGAGGAAACCCTAAGGTTATTCTAACAGGTTACGATACTCTAATGAGATTACAACAACTTCTACAATCACAACAAAGATTCATGGAAGAGAAGAGAGTTACCCCTACCTACAACGGTGTGAAGGGTGTACCCGGAATCGAAGCAGGTTTCATCGTAGCAACATACAACGGTGTACCAATTATCCCAACAAAGGATATGCCTGATGATGGCGGAATCAGCCGTCTATACTTCTTAGACACTGATTACATGTACTTCAGTACAGCAATCCCGACTCAATACTTTGAGTCCGGTATCGAAACAGGCGACCCATTCGCAATTAACAGACTAGGACAGGAAGGACTTTACCGAACTATGGGTGAAGTATGGACTACTTTCTTTGGGGCGCAAGGCTCAGTGAGGGATTTAGTCTGAGGTTCGTGGAGAATTGAAGATACAGGAGGAATAAGATATGGCAGATACATTAACAGTAACAGGCAGTAACACAACAGCAACACTAGTAGGTGCATGGGAACTTAGAGCAGGTACTCATGACACCACTGAGTGGTTAGACGGGGCAGCAGATGTAAGTTATCCGGGCGGAGGGCCGGGTACTTTCAACGCATCAAACTCAGACGGTGCAAACGGATATGACGCAGCACCTAAGATGGCAATTATTACACTAGGCTCTACAGCAGATGCTTCAACAGTAACATTAAGCGGTGGGGCATCAGCAATTCTAGGTGTATTCCCTGCAAACGGCACAGCAAATAGTGGACAAACTCTAGGTACAAATCACAGCGGATTAGTAATCACACTAGAAACAAGCGGCACAGTAACAGCCGGACAACTACTTGTACTATACAATTAAGGTGGTTTTGAATGCCTATTATAAGATACAATGGGCCTTCATTCTACGGTAGATGTCCTGACCCAAGAATGACTGACTTCACTCGCGGAGAAGAGAAAGAAGTCAGTCAAACTTGGGTTGATGAATGGCGTAGAGTCATTGGAGAACCTAAGTTCACTTTAATTGGTGATGAAGGTGTAACCGTAGACGCTGGTTTAGACGGCATCCCTGATGCTGGATGGAGAAACAGTGACATAAAAGCATGGTTAGTTGAAAGAAATGTAACAATTTCTAGAGGCTATACCACAAAGAGTGGTTTACTTACACTAGTTGAGGAAACTCTAAACCCACCTGCCCCTACCCCTGTTGTAGAAGAGGCAGTTGAAGAAGCGGTTGAAGTACCGATAGAAACAGAAACATTAGAAAACGGAGAGTGAAAATAAAATGGCATTTACAAGTACACAAGATACAAGACCGCATTACATAGGCGACCTTATGATGGTAACAGGAACTTTCACTAATGGCGGAAGCGATACAGGTGGAAACATTGACCTCTCTTCTATGCTTGCAACAATAGTGGGGGCTGGCGCAAATGCTGGCTCTTCTACTGCTGGCACAGGGGCGGGGGTTGACGGTGTTTTTACATTGATTAACGGTTCAACATTAGTATTACAAACTGTAGCCGGACAAGACGGTACATGGTACGCATTTGGTCGCCGCAGTTAAGGCGGTGAAATAAATGGTTAAAGCAATACAAGTTATTGGCCCATATAGCCCTAAGGAGTTTTCCGGGGCAGGTAATGACGGTGCGTTAAGCACTAGCATGACAACGGACATAGAAGCATTAAGTGGTTATGCTAGTGCAAAAATAATCTCCGTTGAACCTATAACAGTATTAGGTAACATATTTTTAGTAGTATATCAAAAAGCATGAATGGTGGGATAATGAATGAGTTTTGGCTTAAAGCACTTAGATGTTGAAGATATAGAAAGGCTTCAAAAACAAGGTGTAAGGGCAGAAGAGCATTACCATCCTAACATAGTCACTGATGAAAGAAACCCTTTGAAGGGCGTTATCACCAAACAAAGAGCCAATGCTCAAAAAGCATCTGATGTTCTAAATATCAAATCGGGTACTAGATGTACTCATTGTGGTATGCTTCATTTCATGTGGAGGGAAAATTGTGCTACTTGTAAAAAACCAATGGATTACAATTTAGGGGTGAAAGAATGAGTGATTTTTTTGAAGTCTTGAAAGCAAGAAAGAAAAGGAAAGATTACTTATCTAGAAAGTACAAAAAAACATATGTCCACCATCCCGAAACAGGATTCAAAGGCACTGCGGGTCAATTTGCTAACAGACTAATGAATCAAAAGTTTGCAGAATTAGGTATAAATCTTAAAGATTTAACTAAAGAACAAAGAGAAGATTATCGAAAAAAGATAGAAAATGATATTCTAAATATACCTGATATGACCGACCACACGTTCAATGATTTTGGTCTAAAACAAATTGATAAACCTTCTAAAGAAGAAGCACCACTTAATTTTGTCTCACATGCTGATGGCTTCAAAGGTACTATAGGTCAAAGAGCCTTTAGAGTGATTCAAGATGGTATCAAAGGTGGTATGGACATTCCTGAACATCAAAAAGAAGCATTAAGACAAAAATTAGTCTTAGATATGCAACAAAACCCTGAAAAGCATGGGCTTACTGAGATAGTTGGGGCGAAGCGGTCTGACTTTAGGAAGCCAAAATCCAAAAAAACACCCCAAGCCGCTTCTACCCCGCCAAAAATTGCACCAATTTTACCAAAAGAACCTCAACAGTCTACTCCTGATGGTTTGAATATGCAAAAAGTTATGCAAGCGATGAAATTATTACAGGATAATAATTTCCCTGTGAATGCAGAAAGCATAGAGGCTCTCTTACCACATCTACCTGAACAAGACAGTTCACCTGTACAAAGTAGGTCAAATCAAAGCGGTAATCCATATCCTACGGGCTTGACTCCTGAGGGTAAGTTCCAACCACAAAGATTGGCTACATCTTTTAGAGGTGCTGAAGTAGAAACACCAGCACAAAAAGAAAAGATGTTGGAATACTTTAGAAATAATCCTGATAAAAGAGTTCAACATAGAAGAGAAGGAGATGAGTCAGAACAATTTTTGGCATCATTAATGAACAACATGAGTGCTGAAAGCGATGCAGAAACTGATTTTACTCAATACTTCCCTTCTAGATATAATGAAGAAGGTTTAGCAGGTGCTGACACTAGGAGTGCAACTGATGATACGGATAGACCTGAGATACCTGATTCTTTAGACCCTAAGAAAAATAAAAAGCGAATAGAAAATATACAACGTAAACAAAAAATATTCGATGCTAAAAGTGGCATGACTGAAGAACAATTGATGCTTGCTAGACAAAAGAAAATGGAAGCAGATAGGGTTAGAGCAAGACAACAAGATGCAACTAGAGAAACAGCGATGGCAGATGAAACTAAACCAGCCGGGCAAATGACAATGGATGATTGGATGAACCGATTACAAACAAGTGCTGCGAATCCAACGGGCGTAGAGCCAACAACATTGAATAGCAATTTTGACAATAACATGTTTGATGAAAACGGAAACTTGAAAGAAGAATACCAATGAGGATGAAATATGCCACAAGTGTTTAGTCCGGGTGAAGGAGAAACAAGACCTCTTGACCCCGATGCTATAGTTTACACAACTGCTCAAAAAGTAGCAGATTTACTTGAGATTGGCCCACAGGAGGCAGTTGCTGTTGCTTATGATAGTGACGCTGATGGTGTATATGTTACAGGAAGTGATTATAGAAACTTAGGTTATACTGTTGGAGATACACTACTTATCTATTCAGACGCAGACCCGTTAGGGTTAGAACGCACAATCACCTCTATCACCACATCTATTAATGGTGTTAAACTCAACTTCACTAGTAACATAACTGCTGCCGATTACCAATCTGCTGATAACACATATGTGCAAAATCTAGCCTCGTTCACCAACGGTAGAACAAGAGGTGTAAAGAGAAGTAAAGTGGAAGATTTAATCAAAAGGTGTCAAGATAGAATAGATAACATTACTCATAATTCGTGGAGGCCAAACTTGGTTTCAGCAGAATATATTAATTTTGACACTTACAAACCGTATAGGAGAAGATATTACACAGATTATGTTGGTACAACCCCCCTATTATTCAGAAATGTTCAGCAAATCCTTCGTTTAGAATTATGGCAAGGTGACGATTATAGAGAAATAGGCTCATCTGAGGCTCGTATTTCTTTACCTGATAGTGTTAGAGGCTTGAGTGGTTCTATAGTTGTGTCACCCGGAAATGGAAGTGCTGGTGTGCTTACAATAGGAACAGGCACAGGTCAATGGCGAGCAGATTTTGATAAAATAACATCAGCACAAAACTTAGTTGATTTGATAAATAAAGAAGATAGAGTTAACAAAGCGGCTGTTGATTTCAGCCCTGCTTTCACTTTGGAAGGTAGTACCGATAATGTCGGTGTGCATAATGAGTTTTATGCTACGGCTAATTCTGATTATGGTGCAGGTAAGGTGAAGATAACTAGTATGCGGTCTACTCAAGCGGGTGAGAGTTGTAGTATTGTGTCAACTAACACTAACTTGGAAATTAGCCAAACGCAAAGTCATGTTGCTACTTTTAGTAGCCTATCTTCAACTACAATTACTGTCAGCGATTCTACCGGAAGTTTTACTGATGCTGGTGTTGCTGTTGATGCTAACGGAAAAGTATTCAGTTATACAGGTAAAACAGACACCACGTTCACAGGTTGTGTGATTGTGGTTGGTACTGCTTTGTCTGAAATCACAGGAGTGTTGACTCAACATATTTTACAAGTTGATTTACACGGTGGCAGTGCTAGTGGTGATAGAGGAAGATTGAGAGATTGGTGGATAGATAATGAAATGGGTATTATTTACTTTAACAATTCATATCCTTTCTTTGAGTGGAATGCTGTTAAAGTTGCATACATCTTTGGTGAAAGATATTTAGAAAAAGCAATAGAAGATGTCTGTACAAAAATGGTGGCCATTGATATTTTAATGTCTGATGATAGAAGTGTTCTAATCCCTGAAGGTACACAAAACATAGACTTAGCATCTAAGGTACAACTGTACAAACAAGATATTGATAAGATATTACCACGTTACATAGAGGTGGTAACTTTTGAGTGATGCCTTCATAGAAAGACAATTAGATGATTACATTTGGGTCATAAAAGAATCTTATAAATCAAGTGAAATGCAAGAGTTATTGCAGAACTACATAAAAGGCTCACCTCCTGAATATAGAGAGAAAATTAAAAATCAAGAATTATCAACGTATGGTATGAAAACACAGGATGGTGTTGTCATAAAAGGTAATGGGGAAGAAGCAAAACCCGAAGATTTGCAAAAAATTGAAGATAATGTTGATAAAAGAATGTTAACAGAATCCCCTGCACTTAGAGAACAGAATCTACAATTAGAAGGCACTTACTTGTTTCCTGATAAAAAAGAGTTGAAAAAGAAAGCATATGAAGAATTGAAGAAAACTAAAAAACTAGCGAAGGATGGGATTAACTAATGGTGGCGACTTATAGTGAAGCATTAGATGTCATCATAGACCTTTTTTCAAGTAATTGGAATAGAGGAAATACTGATAATATCAAACCGATAGTTGTTGATATTGCTAGTACAGACCCTGAAAGGGGTAAAAGAATTGATATGAAGAAACATGACTATGTATTATGTTTTGAAACAGCACACAATGAAGAAGTTCCTGAGATATTATATGACTTTGTAACCACTAGAATCAACATAACGGTTGATATTAGAACCACAAGAAGTAGAGACAGATTGAAGAAAATGGAGAACGAAATTAGAAGATTAGTTCACTCAAAACGCAAAGGAGATGGGGTAAATTACGATAGGTTAGTATACAAAACACGAACAGACCTATCCGATAGGAGTAAGCAATTGTTCAGAATGACCTTCCAAATAGAAGTAATTGTGTTTGCAGAACTAATACCATGAGGTGAAAAAAAATGCCATCAACAGTCTATAAGGGTGATTTAACAGAAATATCATTCGGCCACGAAGCCACAGTAAAATTACCAACTCATTTTGATGAATCATTTGTCTTTTCAGTACAGGCTGAAGATGCTAGTGCAGACACTACCACAGTCAGGTTAACAGGTACAGGAAGCGGCACAGCACCTATTCATAACGGTCAATTATCATTCCCTATAGGTATGCTTGTAGGTTCAGAATTAACATTTTCTGATTTGGGTACTAGTCAAAACTTCAATGTAGATGACAACTTTGCTACATCAGGTAGACGTTATACTATTGTTAAGAATGAAATAGGCTCTAATTATACAGACATAACAATTACACCAAAGATGCTTAGTGGCACATCTGCTGCTACTACTGATTTTGGTAACGGTACATTACACATCCATGCTTTCAAAACACCTGCTATGGATGTAGATATGGGATGGCATACTAATGCTAACGCATCATCTGAAAGTGTAGCCACAGACCAATTTATGGGTCTTATTAACACAATATCTCTTCCTGAAACAAAAGTGGATTTGAAGCGTTATCACGTTATAGGTCTAGGCCGAGATGTGGCTGTTCAAGTGCCGGGTAGATTCACTAATGTTGGGGGTAGTTTTGAAACCACAATGCATAGTGCTAGGTGGTTGTATTATGGTTTAGGAGAAGAAACTGTTTCTTTCACACCTAATGGAAGTGCGCCTTCTTTCGCAACAGCGTCTGCTACATCTATTGGTGAGACTTTGATGACAACATCTACTGATTTATCATCACCTGTAGGAAAATATGTTTACATTCAAGATGATACGACTGTGCCTATACATTTGTATAAAGAGGTAGGAACACAGCAAACCTACGGTGCGTCAGGTATTGGGCCTGAAGATTTAGTTACAGACACCCGAAGTAGAGAAATGAGAAGAATTGTTGCTTACTATGAAAATAGCACTACTAGTGTCAATTATATATGGTTAGATGAAGGATTAAATTATGTACACGCATCAGGTAAAACTGTAAAAATGGTAGATTATTCAGCCTCTGCTGCTGCTAACAGTACACCTGTTTTGGACAATTCGACAAAAACAATTACTAATCCTGTTAACAGAATGTTATATTCTAAGAGTACAGTTCCATCTTTTGCTATGGAAGTTAGTATTAGAAGGTTAGACAATCAAGAAGAAGATGGGTTAGTAGACACAGACGGTACAGTAACTGAAGTTGTAGATGGCGGTGCTAGTGATTCTCAACAATTAACTAGAGTTTTCAAAGGTTGCAAAGTCAAAGAGTTCTCTATGGTGGCTGATACAGATGCTGCTGTGAGATTGAATGTTGGATTCGATGCTGCACTTTGTTACACCGATACAGGTAGACTTGAGGCTAGTAATAAGGGTGATAGATTTGATGTACATAGAATCTTTGAAGATACTGCTGACACAGTAGCAAAAAGAAGAGAAGCGGGTATTGGTAAAGGTACACAAAAACCATTCATGTTTTACAACGGTCAAATACAATTAGGCGGTGTAACGCTTGGACAAGTTATTTCTTTCGATTTGAAGGGTAAGACCGGAGTTGAACAATACTACACTATTTCAGGCAACAGGATGGCTGACGCAGCAACAGACCAAGTTCCTTTTGCTGGTGCTAGAAACGCTAGTCTTGCTGTAGAAGGTAAGACTGAATATGAATTAGATATGGAAATCATAGTGGATAATCCTACTTTATTCCATCAAATGAGAAGAGCAGTTAGAAACTTTGACAATGCTAACAAGATGGTTAGATTGTCTTTCGTTAAACAAGGTACAGCAGCAGCATCAGGTAGAGAAAGTATGGATATTGTAATAGATGATTACTTCATTACAGAAGCCTCTTTACCACTTCCTGACGACCAAGCCCCAATAAAATCTACCTTAAAGATTCTACCTAAGTCCATTAGAGTGTTTGCACAAGATACAATTTTCCATTATTGAGGTGAATAAATGAAAATACCACCAAGTAGAAGAAGATGGCATTTTAAGAAAAAAGGATTCAGTAATTACTTAGATTGGATTTTAGAAGAAGTTGGTCTAAAAGATGTTGATAAAGAGATTTTCAATAATGTTAACAATCGTAAAGACTTAGATGTAATGGTTGCTAATTTAATTCCACAGGAAGTTGAAGAAAATGATACAAGTGAGAATATTGAAGATAGTGTTGAAGAAGTTATTGAAGAAAGTAAAGAAGATGAAATAGAGGCAATAGTAGAACCTGAGCCTGAGCCTGAGCCTGAGCCTGAGCCTGAGCCTGAGCCTGAGCCTGAGCCTGAGATAAAACAAGTAGTACCTTTAGTAGAACAAATGTTTGTACCTGAAGAAATAGATTACAATTCCATGACAGTACGTGAATTACAAGAAGTTTGTAGAGAACGTGGTATCACAATAAGAGGCACAAAAGCCGATGTGGTGTTACGTTTAAGAAGAAACGATGAAGGACTGTTAGGAGATACCGTAGATGACGAGACTGAAGCCCCCTCAGAAGAGGCTGTTGAAGTTGAGTTGGATGCCCCCGTTGAAGAAACGGCTGTAACCGAAGGTGAAAACAATGCCACAGATAGCGAACAAGGAGAACTTATTGACAAAGAAGAATGAACAGAAATATGATATTAGTGTAGACCCTGATAATCCTGACCTAATTATGGAGGTTTGGATAAGGGATATTAATTTCTTTGATGTTCAGAATGCTGCTCAAAGCATGTTCATCATTAAACCAAATGGTGAAACAGAACTCAACCTAGAAGGGTATTGGACATACGCTTTCACTAATTGGGTGGTTAAAACCAACCCATCTTTAACACCAACAGAAATGACACAACTACAAGCACATGTAGCGAATCAAATAGTAGCCCACTTGCCTAAGCCTGATGAAATGGCGGAGATGATGCAAGGGGGTTTTACGAAGGCGAGCAACTGAAGATTAAGGGTTTTCTAAAACATCGAAGAGTAAGAAACTCAGATGATTACAGAATCCAAAATCAGTTGTTCGCCTACTTCGTATCGAAGCACTATAACATATCAATATGGGAGACACTAAACATGCCGTTAGATATTTTCTATCAATCTTTGAATTGGGCTATTGTTATGGAAGAACGGGAACAACAAGAAAGAAGTAAAAAACGGCTTGGAAACGAGACATCAAACGAAACCATTACACTTGACTACTCTTTCCTGAACTCGGAGGATGAAGAATGGTAGCACCACTTATAGCATTAGGTCTAGCGTTGTCTAAGACTTCAACCATCACAACAGCCGCAATTGGTGGTGTTGCTAAACTATCTACTGCTGTGTCAGGAATAGGTTCAGCATTCAAAAAAGTCTTTGATATGGGAATTAAGTTTGCTAGTAAAGCGTTTACTTTCATGAAAGATTTTTGGACTGAACACATACGCCCTTTGTTTGAGCCTATAATTGGTGTTTTTGAAACTATATTTTCTACAGTCGGAACTTTGTATGAGGGTTTTGTTAATCTATTGGTAGACCGTTGGGAGTCTTTCAAAAAAATAGTCTCAAGTCTTAAAGATGCACTTGATAGTGCATTTGAGTTAATCACAAATCCATCTTTTGATGCATTAAAAACTCATTTTGGGAATATATTAACTTTCTTTGAAACTGTTTGGGATGAAACATTTGGTAGGATGTTTGCGTTTATATCAGATGCTGTTAATTTTGATGGTATTTCTAATGCTTTTAGTGGCATGGCAACGTCAATTTCCAATACTTTCAACAATGTATTATCAGGTGTTTTTGGTGCTATGAGTTCAGCCATTGACACCATAGTAAACGGCCTTACAACAGTTGCTAACAAAATAGCAGATGTTTTAGGTTCTGTTGCTGGCACTATATTGGATATAGGAGGTAAAGGTGTTGATTTTGTCGCTGGTGTAATACCCGGTGGCGGCGGCGGCGGCGGTGGTAGTACCAATACTGTTGCAGGTGGCGGTGGTGGACACACATTCAACATCACAGTCAACGCTGGTGGTATTACAGATAGAACGGATAAATTAGCATTGGCTAGAGAAATAGCATCATTATTACAAACAGAAGTTGCTAAAAATATTGGTGCTACAACAAGTGCGATGAAGTATTGAGGTATTAAGATGGCTGCTAGTGGAACACCTATTCGCCTTGTAAGAGAGGATGGTGAACTCATTGAGTTAAATGCCACTAAAATAGTCATGAGTACAGATAGAAGGTTTGGGCCAAAATCAGTACCGTTCTCAGGAAGCAATAGAGTTTCTCTAGATTTGAACTTGAACAAGGCTGTTATTCTTATTCAAGGTTTTTTCTCAGATGATGAGATAGCAGTTGGTGGAAAGAAAGCGGTTGCTACTGTGGATTTTAACGTAACAACTAGTTTTATTGCTAGCACTCGGATAAGAAAACCTTTTACAACAGCGACTAATATAGATAAAGTGTTTGCATCATCTCAAAATACTAAATTAACTCTTAAAGATAGTAATGGTACAGATAGGGTGTTAAACTTTGTTGCAACTACAAGTGGTAGTAACTCGTATAATAGCGGAACTCAAACTGTTACAATTAGGACTGATGCCACACCTGCTCAAATAGCAACACAGGTAAAATCAGGATTAGATACTTCTTATTCTAGTTATTTTACAACTAGCATAGTTGATGGCGATGCAACTTCAGCAGGTGGTAACAGAACCAATTCTAAACTTGTAATTACACAAGTTAGTGATGGTGTTGGTGGAAATAGTAGTTCTCCTTTTTTCACTTTAGATAATAAATTAATAGGTATGTATATTCCAAAAACAACAGATTTTGCTGGTGGAAAAACTGCTAGTAGAAAGTCTGCTGGTGATAAAGCACAAGACATGTACAGTATAATGAACAATAGTAGTAGAAGCACTTTTAGAGCAGCAGGTCGAAGTATGAAAAACATGCTCAAACAACAGAAAAACGAAAAGGATATACAAGATAGACAGAAAGCAAGTGATTACATTGTTGGTATTCTTATACCTTTTAATTCTATATTAACTGATGGTGGTTATACACCTAGAAACTTTTTCATGCCTACGGGTTTTTATGACAAAAATGAAAAAACATCAAAAAGTGCAAAAGCAGCAGGTACTGAGTTTAGTGGGGTTGACAATTTTACAGGCATAAGTGGGGGTATGAAAAGCATGGAACTCATGTATGATGCTGGTGAGGCAATATATACTTTCGATATGCAATTCTTACCTTCGGATGTGATGATATAACACTTATTGGTACTAGCAATCACGCTTTCTTTTTTGATGGAATAAGCGATAGTATTGTTGTACCACAAGGTTATTTTTCTTCTATAGGTGATAAGAACATAGATTCTGAACACGATATTAGAAGTCTTTTGAATGCAAAAGCAAAAGGTGGGATTCATTCTGTTACATCAGGTCTTTACAGTAGACACATAGCAATTGAAAGTTGGTTGATGCCTGATTTTGGTGGTGTGGTTGTTGAGAAAGGAAATCAGTTTACTCTCAAAGTTGGCGAAGTGCATGAAGCAGCACCTATCGTATTTACAGTTA